GTAAGTATTGGTTGTTGACAACCAACACAAGTGCATTCCGGGGATTGTGCCCGCCGGAATCTCGGGCAACGCACTATTTGCCCACTTGTCTCTAAACGCATCAAGGCGTTCACGACGTGCAATGTCTTCTGGATTCGCGTTATTTGCGCGTTCCATTACTTCTTGTGCTCGATCAGCTAAGCGATCATCTAAGTCACGTTTAATTCTTGTATTTGCCATGATAATTAACCTTTATTGTTACGATCATACTGTGCATAAGCACGGATCATTTTGTTTCGTTTCTCAACATCGTCCCACGCACCAGCGTCTCTAATAGCCTGTACACGCTCAGGGCTTAATCTGATTGTGCCAGGTTTGGCGCTGCTACTTTCAACTCGGCTAGAGGCTGTTGGACCACTATGCTTCTTCGTTGAGCCTCCTTTCGATGTGTATCGATGAGGCAGACGTGCTGATAACCGATTATCTAACTCTTCCCAGTACTCTGGATCCGCCGGATCCCATCCGTCTGTAGCAAGTTCTTGGTCAATTACCTTTGCAATTCTACTATCTGTGTCTCGAGCCTGTGGATCATACCAGGAGTTCTTTTTTAGCCATTTTGTGGCGTTTTGTTGAACTTCTGTACTGATTTCGTTAGGCACATTCTGCTTAGGTGCCTTAGCTGACTCGAGTTGTTGTTTCTTGTAATGCTGAGCCTGTTGCAGACGCTGTTTAGCCTCTGTTAATTGCTCTAAAAAATCTACCTGACCGGCTGCATCTCCGCTTTGGGCTGCCTGCAACATCTTCATCTTCGCATACTCGACTCGAGTGGCTTCATCTTCGATGGCCTTGTCGATTTGTGCAAATTGGTACGATGTTGCGGTACTTTCGACCGCAGCTAAGCGTCTTGCTAACTCTTCGTTATGCCGTTCAAGCGCTTTAATCTTATTTTGTGCTGTTAAATCGCGCTGCTTTTTTAATTCTTTCTTAAGTCTGCGCTCTTCTCTGCGGGCTTCACGGATTTGCTCTCGCTCGTCTTCCGTTTCGCCATCATTTTCATCGTCTTGCTCATCGCCGTGATCTTCATCGTCGTTATCGGATGAATCTTCAACGTCTTTTTCCTTCTTTTTCTTCTTTTTGCCGTCTTCTTCAGCATCAGCAAGAAGATCTGGTTCTAATTCGTATGCGACCAGTGCACTTCCGTCGTCTTGCTCTTTAACGGGTATATCTTTTTCATTTTCTGCCATAATTTTCTTTCAAAATTAATCTACAAACGACTTCATCTTCTGCGCATACTCAAAACTGCGAATACGAGAGATGATTTCACGTGCCTGAAGCGTAATAAACACCACTGGGGCGCCACCATCATCAGGATTAATAACAAAACGGTCACCGCCGTACTTGATGGTTCTAACCAAATCACCTTCTTTACACCAAGGGCCTTCAATCCAAGGCTCTAATGTGTCCGGTGACTTATATGCTAGGGGGCCAATCTGGCGTACTTTAGCTACAGTCTCGTTAAAACGTAGGGTTTGTTTGGTTTCATCCACAAGGATGATTCCACCTTTGCTGGTTGTCTTTTCTCGGCGTAATTGTACCAATACTCGATCTCCAGCCACATCAACACCAGGGTCTACTTCGGGAAAACACTCTAACTCCGTACGTAAATCTGGTTCGTCTTTTTGATTAACATCAAACACTATGCAGTGCTCCTATGACCTCTACAGGTCTTCATCGTCCTCCGATAAAATTTGATCAATAATCGCGAGGGCATCGGATAAACCCTCTCGCTTACCTACAAGTCTTTGATATCCATCAAAGCTATGTACATTAATGCCGGAAGCTATTGCCTCCGTCATTTCAGATTGTGCGGTCTTGATTCTATGCAGAATCTCGCTTAAAATATCTTTCATACTCATATTAATGCAATTGGAGCGAAAAATCCGCCCTAAAAACTATTGTTTTTTGAACAATTTTCAGATTTAGTTAATATCTGTAAATTCCAAGGTACATGCAATCCCGACACAGTTTTGCCTTTAAGTGGAACAATGTGGTCAACTTCATATTTTTTCCCAAATTGCTTTTCCATTTCTTTTGCAAGTAAATAAAAACCCTCTATTTGAAGATGGTGTTCTTTTGTAAGCCAAGTTGGCGTTCTGTTAATTTTTGTTGCGCGCCTATTTCTTGTATAAGCACAAACTTTACTTGGATTAGCTATTTGCCATTTTCTTGTTTCTTTACGAGCTTTGTCTCTGTTTCTTTCCCTGCATTTTGCCATTCCTAAGTTTTGCTGGGAAAAAGCTGCAGGGCTATACCAAGCCTCTGTTAAGTATCCATCTTTTAAAGGGCGATCGTATCGATAATGGTGGAACGCAAACCCATCACCACGTAAATCGCCACGTTTAAAAAATTTACCTGTTTTAGGATTGATTCTTTTCACAGAATTTTTTTTAGTAGAAATTTCCGCCGCCGATTTCGTTCAGATTCTTATCTGGACCAACTTTAGAAGATTTAGCCATCTTAGCTTGCGCTGCGCCAATCTTCCAGTTGTTGTCGCGGTGTGAGCCAGAATTACCAGCGTCTAAATTTTTGTCTTCTGGGCCGCCGCCGGAGCTTTGTTTGCCCATTTGCTTGTAGGTTTGACGAAAACCTAATTCATCTTTTGCCATTATTGTTCCTCAGTGGGTGGTTGTGGTGCTGCTTGTTGTTCCGGGGCTTGTGACTGTAATGCTTGGTTTTGCGCCTGGAATGCTTGTTGCTGCAATTGTTGCTCATGTTGCTGTTGAGCTAATGCGGCTTGTTGTTGTGCTTTTGCCTGCTGTGCTACTTGATCTGCCTGTGATTGGAAATTCTGCTGCTGTACTGCTAGACCATGTTGACGGATGTCCTGATCGGATGCTTTAATAGCCTCCATGGCAGACATGTTCTGTTCGTGGTCAAGCTGAGCCTGCTGCTGATCCATTTGTGCACCGGCCGTAATGGCTGCGACACGTTCTTTTGCTGCATTATTAATATTTGCCATCGCGATATCGGTAGCATTACGCTGGTTGTCGATATTGGTCTGGGTTGAATACTTAGCTTGCAACTCGGCCACTTTCTGCTGCAGTTCTGCAACCTTGAGTTGGTAGCTTTGTTGTGCTTGTTGTAAGTCAGATTGAATCTTAACTTGGAACTCTTGTGTCTTACGTTCTGTCTCAGCCATCGATGTTTTGATAATTGCAGCAGAAGTAGGATCATTCATAGCAACTTGCTGCATCTGAGCTTGTTGTGCTTGTTGTACTTTCATTGCCAAGGCCTGGATTTGTTGTACATAACCAGACAAGTTCATCTTAGCATCTTCATCAACCATCTGCGATGCCAGGGCCAACGCTTGTTGTGCCTCGATATCCAATGGTTTTTCTGTGTGCAATTCAAGTACATCGTGGCCGCCAGAAGCCTGGGCCACATAAGCGCGCATCGATTGTAAATAATGCAGTGTCAAGTGTTGCTTGATGTGCTCAAGTGCATGAGGAGCAAATACAGGACCAATGACAGGGTTGCCACCATAGGCTGGATTTTCTGCGTATTCTAAGTGAACCTTGATGTGAGCAATGTGGTCTTGATCTGGGTATGCTGCTGCAGGACGACCCATGGTCATTGAAACGTTTTCTAGTGCTGGGTTAGATTCATGCGCGCCCATTGGGTTTGGCAGGATCTCTTCAATTGCTGGAACTTTTAACTGCGCAAGTACGCGGCGATAAACAGAACGCATATCAAACATGCCAGGGGGCGCGGATGACGCCATCTGCAACAGTGCCTGGTTTTGTGCTAAACGTTGTGTCTCAGAGAAAATATTAGGATCAGACACTGGGCGTACATCAGAGTTATACGCAAAGTCACGAACTTTAATCTCTTCGCCAGACTGGTTGTCCATCTCATCTAAGTACCAATGATTGATACGTGAGACGATCATTAAAGATTTAGCCTGGCTACGGTGCAGACGGGCGTGAATGCTAGAGAATACTTTGGCGCCTTGTTCGATCAGCGCTTGCGCCGTGCCGACAGGCATGTTGTTGTTTGCTTCGCCAATCTTTTCTTCGGCTGTAGTAACAACACCTTTAGCGGCATCAGTCAACCAACCAAGCAGATTAAACAGCACAGAAGATGGCTGGTTAAATGGCATTGGCATCGCAATCTTGCGAACGTCATCAACGCCAGGGGCTCCCTCAATCTCAATAACTTGAGTTGGCTCTATTCGGTCAGACTGTCCTCCAATGCGTCCACCCTTGAGTTTAAGCATTGTCTGGCTGTTGTTGATGTGAGCAGCATCAAGTAAAGCGCGCAGAGCCCCGGTAAGAGCAGCAGAAAGGCCACCAATAAGATGAGGCAATCCAATAGCGTAAGCTCCACGCCAGGGAATAAATTTGAACTCGACATACCAGTCCATCTTTTTAAGTTTGTCATCGCCAGCTTCCCAGTTGCGGTAGAGTGCTAATACTTTGCTTGTTGTCTCATCAATTGTGAGAATGTATGGTGCACGTTTACCATCAGTTTCTGGATCATCATCTAGGCGAATAAAACAAGTAATTTCGTAGATACGACGCAAGCCATCAATATTTTTAGAAGGCATATCCTTGCCTTCGATCTTATTGTTTGCTTTTTCAGATTGGGTCTGATCGTTTAATGGTGCATCAGAAGAATATTCACTATCGATATCACGATAGATTCCAGCTTCAACACGTTGTAAGAACACATCTTCTGTGATGTCTTGTACTTCAGTTACGCGTCCTGCTGTGTAGAAATTGGTAGAGGCCCAAGGTAACAAGATATTATCGATTGGCACCCATTCGCATGTTGGGCGACGCTGTTCTGCGTCATAGCGCCATTTAAGGAACTGAGAACCACCAAGCGGTAACTGGGTAAGTAACTGCTCCATCTCGTCACGGAACTCTGGTACTTGTTCTGTGAGCTGCCAGTTCATAAAGTTTACTTTACGTTCAGCAATCTCTTCTTTGACGCGATCTGCAGTGCCCTTGATGTTTGACTTAACAATTCCATCGGGTGGCAATAATTCTTTGGATGAAGACGCAGCGAAATCTACGCAGGCCTCAGCCATAACTGGGTGAACGACTTTGGAAGCTCCGTCGAACGTGGCTCCTCCAGGCGCGTCCTTACCTAAACCGGTACGGCGTAATCCTTCTTCGTACTGCTTGTCTCGTTGTTCTCTAGACTCACGATCAACGTCGATGTAGTCCAGGTACTCAACTGCCAACATCTGCAAAACATCTTCATCAAAGACTTCTGCCAGGTTAGCATAAAATTCTGGGTTTTGTTGTGGGCTTTCTTTTGGTGTAAAATTTACCACAACGGAGCCATCATCAAGTTCAATGACTTCTTGCTCTACTTCATCTGGGTCTAAACCCAACGCATCTTCATAGGCGTCCATTTCCATTTCTTGGTCTTGCGCCTCATGGATGTCCTCTTCCCGGTCTAATCCGGGGAGATTACTACCAGCTTGGATTGGTAATTGTGGGTTTTGGGCCATAGATTATTTTAACTTAAGAATTTGGTGACAGCTTGGCTGTCCTATTAATATTAATGCAATAATAACGGGCAATCCGCCCTATTGCGCGTATGGGTTGACAAACTTGCGTGAATAGTCATCATCAGCATAGTCATAATTGCGTGCTGGTAGATAATCTAACTGCAACCAACCAGAGTCTCGTAATACCCTTAGTGCTTGTGATAGTGAGTCAACATAGTCATCATGCCCACCCGCTTCTGGGAATGAGCAGACCTGGCGCAAGAATCGTTTTGCCCAGTCGGCAAACTCGCCCTTAATTTTTGGATCTTCTGGGATAAACACCTTACCTTTAGCAACCAGGGGCGCGACGATATTTAATCGCTGTACTTTGTCCGCCCTGCCAGGGTTGTATCCACGCACCGGTACACCAGAGCCTTGGAGTTCTTGGATCAGTGAGATACCAGCAGATTTATCTTCCATCAGAATAAGGTCTGCCTTCTTGCCCTTAGCAAAATCGTTATCCGCACCATAGACTACTTCTTTAAAATCGTCAATAATCTTTCGGCGCAGTTGTGGGTATGCTAAGTGCTCATCCCATGCGTCCAGTAAGATGACCGATGTGCCAGCGTCTTGTTGTTCAAACACGCCCCACACTGTGCAGGCCGTGGGGTCGTTCATGGTCTTTTCGCTGGTAGCTGGGTCATATGATGCGATGACGTATTCCAGGGTTGGCGTTGGCTTATTGGCCGGCCAGAGTTTGAACTGTTTACGTTTGATAATACCCGCTTGCTCGGGATCTAAGATTTCTCCATAGATCTCCTGACGTCCAATGTCAGTGCCATCGTAAGTCTCAAGCTGTTTAAAAAATGTTTCCGATAAGTTCTGCCGGTTGTCATAAGACGAGGCATTAACCATGTATACATCGCCGCCGATTTTACCTTCGGCCAAATCGACAATCAATTCTTTTGGCTTGGGGGTCGTGGTGATGATTTGTTGGACGCGGGGGATCCGTGGATCTCTAAGACGCAGCGTGAACTGCACGCCGTCGTAGGCGTCGTCGAGGTACTCGAATGCGCAGAGCTCGTCGAACCATGCCCCGTGGAACTGTTTACCACGGTAACGTTCTGGCTCTGAGGCTGGGATGCCTTGGATGAGGGAGCCGTTGGTAAGGGTGATCTCGAAGAGGGACTTGTTGTAGTCTTTGATGAGAGATTCGGGGATGATGTTGAGGAGTCCGGAGTCTCCTTCGAAACAGGTGGCTCGGATGTCATTGCTCGTAGGAGCTGTGACAAGCCAGCGGGTTCCGCCGTAGACCCAAGCCCGAATACCAATCCAATGACTAGCAGTGTGCGTCTTGCCAGATCCCCGGCCCGCAAGCATAAGGAAGGTGTCATATTCTCCATCTTCTGGTTCTTTTTGATGAGGTAGTGCCTGGAGTTGCCAACGGATGCGCCAGATGGCCGCGTCTAGTTCTGGCTTAGGCCAGTGGCTATGTGCTTTTGCGAACTTCTCTAGCTTAAGTTCTTGTGATGGTGTCAGCATGCTGAAATAAATCCTTCGCCTACCAAGAATGTGTTATTTGCGCCATCTGTCTCGATGTGCACACACGATTGGGGTTTAACTTGTCTAATCTCTGGTATGTACCGCCTACCGTAATGAATCTTTAGTGGTTTAGATACCTGCGTATCAATTAATTTAATGTAAGTTTTAAAGTTCATCACGAATGAACCCGTGTCTTTTTTCTGAATCGTAAACGTTTTGCTGCCGAGTGATTCGGCCAAAAAACGAATCTGATTCATAAGCTCTCGGTTCTTTGACGTAAAAACAAACTCGTCATTCTTAACATTGTAGTGTCCGCGTCTTGCGTAGACTAATCCAGACAGCAGCTCAATTCTTTGCTCAACCGATGCGTAAAGATATCTGGCCGGAATTTTTTTAGGAATAAACGGCGCCAGCTGAGATTCGATACTGGGGTGGCACTTAAACTCACGCTCGTTGTTCATCCTAAGCCGGTGGGTTGTAATCTTGTACCCCGCGTCTTTAAATTTTTGGTGTATAAATTCTGACCAACCTGGCGATGGTACCATCGTCTTGTTGGCTCTCTTACCCAGGAACCAAAATCCTAACAAGAATGGTGGTATGGGTAGATCTTGGTGTGGGAACTGCAACGGCTTGGTAGTCGGCATTGATAAGTTTTCGCCAGACTCCACAATATCCAAGACGCTATAGCGCCGTAGTGGGCGCCGAAATTTATGTACTCCTTTGTATTCTCGCAATCTTTTGCGGTACTTGGGGTTTTCCAGCATGAATGCCAGGTGTTTATCGCCACAAATCGTGACGTGGTCATCAAACTCCACCTCATAGCATTCGTTGGATACGTAGGGGTGAATGCTTTTTACCTGTACCAGTTGACCATCGTTGTTAAACAGGTAATCGCCTGGCCTAATCTCAGAGGCCAGTTTCCATAGGTCCAGGGTTAGTATTCGTTGATTTGATGCTATCGCCATGAAAATTAGTGAGGACCCAACGGTCCAGCCAGCGCCCTAACGGCACTCGTATGTTGTTTTGAACGGAGTATGGCAGCTTGGCGATGTTGGGCGCCGATTCTGTCACATTCATCCTAAATTGCAGGTAGCGTGCTGTTTCTCTGTCTAAGATTTCGATTGGAACATCCACCGATTCAAAATTATACAAATCACATACCAAGACCCGTAGACCTCTAAGTCTACCACTGGCATCTTCCAATGCCCCCTGTATTTGATATACGTACCTGCTCATACCTATATTAATGCAAAAACGCCATCGATTACTGCCACGTTTAAAAAATATGGTTCGACTCTGTCCCTTCGGGACACAGAAGACATAGAAGACACCCTTGTTTTAACTTTATCCAGGATAATAAATTATTTTTTTAAAATATTTTTAATAAAATAGAATAAAGGGTGTCTTCTATGTCTTCTATGTCCCGAAAATGCCTAAGTCCTTGATTGTTGGTCTGCAGATAAGAATGATTATCAATTAAAATGCTGTTTTCGGGACACAGAAGACAGGATGCAGTGCAACATTTTTATGTAGCATTAGGGTAAACCCTAGTATTTTACAAAAAAAATTACAAAAAAATTTTGAAATTGTAGCAGCTTGCGGTCTGTGGGGCCCCCTGCCCCAACTTGGTGCACGGGACCCAAATAGGGGTATACCCTAATTGACAAGGCCCCACCTGGCAAGGAGGGTGAGTGAGTACTTACTTACCCTGCCAGCCCAGCCACATAAGCACATTGGCCACGCGCCCCAAGCGTAGCTCGCAGCGATAGTGAGCACTTACACACTTAGGCCACGCGCCCAAGCTGGGCCGCTCAGCTATGTTAGTGCGCACTAACTTAGCCAGCTCACCAGCGGGCCGTAGAGCCGCGCAGGCATCGTGGTGAGGGGTGGGTACCAGGCAGCGTGGCTGCGTGCCATGGTGGCCCTGTATGCCAGCGTGGTGGCGTGATGCGCACGCGAGGACCTGAGGGGTGGGGTGGACACCACACCAGGCAGCACGTCATCCCACCGCGCCCCACAATCTCCCACATTTCACCATGTGAGATAGTTGCAAATAGTACTTGACACCCTGGTAAAAGGTCATTACAGTGGAGTCATGCAGTAAGTAGTGATGGTTCCGCTGATGTAAGCACCCGTAAGGGCCAGCGATAAACAGTATAAGACCTTGGTTTACCAGGGAGCGATGGAGAAACTACTTACTGCACCTAACACCAGGAGAACAGCATGAAAGTAACAGCAACATTCTCAGATGGCACAACCATCAGCCGCAATACCAGTAAGCCACTGGCCTATGCTTATCGCTCAGTCAATATCTACCAGGTATTCACAGGGTTTGCCACCACTGAAGAGCTGGCCCGTAAAGCAGCAGGCCAAACCGGCAAGAACAAACCACACACCATCGAAGTAGTCGCAGCACAGCAGTCAAACTAACCAGGAGGACAACATGATCACAACAGGCAAAGTACAATACGACGTGGCGCTCAGCTGGAAAGCATACGAGCACCTGGGCAATAAGGGTAGAATGGCCCTCAAACGCGAGCACGGGTTCCGGGAGCGCACGTTCAAGACCAAGGAAGAGGCAGAGCAGTTTGCCCAGGTAGAGCGTGAGCGTACAGGCCTAGACCTGCGCGTCGGTGAGGTAACGCCAATCTACGGCATATTGTAATAACCACACAATTTGGTCGGGTATTAAAATAGTTGTTGACACCCGACCAAATATCAGTATAATAGACACATCAACACAACAAAGGAATTATCACCATGTCATACACAATCAACATCGGCCTTAACAATCCATTCACCAAGGGCGTCAACAGCGTTGATCAGACCATCAAGGCTGCCCTGGGCGCAGTGGCAGACGTGACCAACATCCGCGTATCATACGACAGTGATGAGCCTACCGTGATCATCGACTTCCTGCGCGTTACCGGTTCACTCCTGGTATTGGCCACAGCACTCGACCAGGACTGCATCGCGGTTTATAATCACAGCACCGACACCGGTGAATTGATTGGTGACAAGGCAGATGCCTGGGGCCCATTCAACATCGAATACTTTCAGTTTGTTTAAGAGGAGCAGAACAATGGCAGATATTAAATTCGCAATACGCGAGCTAGAGAAAACATTTTGGAAAGAAGAGTATTTGCGCCAATTTGATGAGGTAAAGAATTGCAATACGTTTGGACGCAAAGTTGCATATTTGCAAAATGTAATTCAAGGTAATTCATCAAACTGGAGCGGTGGTTACAGCGCGACCAATTTAGAGGAGCAGATGCGCAGAGAGATCGCAGTAGACATCCTTCGCACCGTTGCGATGGAGATTATGTATGATGAGAATAAACGCCAAAAGGAGACAGTATAATGACACGTAACCACAGACTAGCATTCAACGCGCTCAAGAAAATCGGCTGCCCGGTATATGAGCGCAGCGACATCGAGAATTTTCAGATAAGCGCCGAGGGTATCTACGGTGACTATGACCGGGACACGTTGTGGGCCGACTACTATGATGGCCGCAATATACCGGATTGGGACTTCGGTATCAATCCCAAGATCACTGAGATCCTGGCCAAGTATGACCTGCATGCAGAATGGATTAACCCTGGTGAGATTGGGGTTTATTAAAATAATTGTTGACATCCTGCCAGGACGTCATTATAATAGACACATCAACACAACAAAGGAATTACTACCATGACATTAAACTACAGCAAAGAAGACGACGCAGCATTGGCCAAGGCCTGGTTCCCTGAGGCCACACGCCTATTCGCGTACCAGGTAAAACGCAGCAGCCTGTTTGGTGGTGGTTACATGGTAGTAAAATCATTCCAGGACTCATTCTCAGTCGAGATGAGCCACGACACCGGACTGACACAAGAGCAGGCCATCGAGCTCCTGGTACGCGCCCAGGCCAGCGGTGATGTAGAAAAATTCTTTATCACACGTCGTGACGAGGCCTTCGCAGCAGCACGCGCAGAGTACGCAGCAGAGCAGCGTCGTCGTGAGGAAGAGGCCCAGGAGTATCTGCGCACTCGCAAACCACTGACCTGGATCATTGACGAGATCGAGGCAGCTAAATGATAGATGCCCTGGACTTGTGGTACAATAACCCTGAACAATCACGCATCAAACTATACGAGGAACAATAAAATGACACTAACAATCAGCGACATCAACAACATTGAATTTGACCAGGACATCAGCGAGGCCGAGTATTTTGAATCCATCCAGCGCGCGATCAACAGCGGCGCGTGGTCCTTCCAGGGCTCTTATGGCCGCGCTATGATGGAGGCCATCAACGCCGGCAAATGCCTGCTTGGACTCAAGGCAGCACGTGATTACTACGGCAACACCATCCCGTCACGCCTCCAGGTAGAAGATGGTACGAAGGGATCCTGGGAGTTTGTAAAGCAGCGCAGCGGCGCAGTGTGGGCCAACAGTATGGCCGGTATCAAATAATTGTTGACAGATACCTGGTAATCAGTATAATACAATTTTCAACGGAGGATTTATGAACAATATCATTGACCAGTACGGTGCACTAGACAAGCAGATCAAAGAGCTCGAGGCCATCAAGGCCAAGTTAAAAACAGAGCTCATCGCGCGTGGCATCGGTGAGTACCAGGGTGAGCAGTTTGTTGCAGAGGTGCAAGAGTATGACCGCGAGAACATCAGCGCACCATTGGTACGTAAATTAGCAGACGCGGACTTTGTCGCCCAGGTCACACAGATTCAACACGTTAAAGCAGTTATCGTTAAATCATTGGAGGCATAATGGAACACGATTTTGAATCAGACTTTTATGATGCGTGCTGCCGCACTGATAAACTAATGCGACTGCTTAATCTAGCAGTCGCCATCCTGGAGAATGACCTGGGTGACGATGAAGAGGTGGTGCAAAGTTTTATGAACAAGTGTGACACGGCATTAAATGATTATTACCAGTCTAAATTATCAATCGAGCAGTACTTAACACTTAACCAGGAGGAAACAGAATGCACGGACTTAGACAGATTGTAAGATTAAACCAAGAGCAGCAGGACTTTGTGGACGAGATCTTGGCAACCCCATACGAAGACACAAACCTGCTCGAGGTGTGGCAGCAGTGGCGTGAGGAGCAGCGTGAAGAGCAGCTCTATCGTGACATTCAGAGAATCGAAGATGAGTCAATATCGTTACGTGCTGATTGACGAGTTTGGAGGGGCCTCCAGGAAGTTTGTTAGTAAAGTGGAGGCTACCCCATACCTCACACCAGGGACGCGCTTAGAGGCACTGCCAAAAGAGCCGAATTTGCATTTATATAGTATAGCGGCTGCACAATTACCGGAGGCACCATTTTGAACGAACATAATGATATTAAGACAGACTATCTCCAGGAGCTCATGGCCATGGATATATCTACACTACCACTGGCCTACGAGCACGAACTGGGTCATCGTATCGCCAAGGGTGACGAGGATGCCTACGACGAGTTAGTTAGGCATAATCTGCGACTGGTACCCTACATGGTATCTAGCAAGATGACAGCCTGGCACCATGGTAAGACACCAATGGACGATTTGATTCAGATGGGCAACGAGGCCTTATTGCTCGCAGCACGTCGTTGGAAACCAACCAAGGGCGTACGGTTCTCATCTTATGCGTGTGCATTCATCCGGCGCTTTGTATTGCGCGAACTGAACAACACAGAAAACGTGATCCGACTGCCAGTCAACATCATGGAGGCCATCAAGAAGATGCGATACGAAGAGCAGGCCTTGTCGCAGATCCTGGGACGTGCACCGACAACATCGGAGCTGGCCAAGGTGTTAAACGTATCAACCGGACGCGTGCACCAGTTAGAGAGTTACCTAACCCGTGAGCCCATCAGTTTGGACGCACTAGAGAATGAGAAGTTTAACGAGGAGAATGAAGAGTGATACAACTAACAGACGAGCAGCAAAAAGCGTACAACCGCTTTATTGTTGCAAGGGATAAGATGGGACTGGGGCCCAAGCGTGCCAAGAAGTGGATCCGGCAAGCGGACGTGCTCGAGTGCATCGAGGTGGCTGGGTTTAACCATCCATTCTATATCGAGAATGATGACTGGATTGAGTACAAGGAGGCATCTGCATCCTGGTGGAAGATTGAGCCGGCATTCAGGGACCAGGAACGCATGCGCTCATCGCGTGGTGATTATGGTAAGGCAGACAACTGGGACGTGGCACCGGCATACTCGAAGGAGTGATATGAGAATCCAAGTAATCACACCGACAATTGGTACCAAGCACGTGCAGCAGGCCATTGACAGCGTGAAGAATCAAACCATTCCTACAGAGCATTTGATTGTTTGTGATGGGCGCGTTGACAATGAGTTTAAAGTATATGCGAACGGCAAGACCATATTATTGCCCGAGAACACTGGCCATGATGGGTACAACGGTCACCGTATCTATGCAGCATTCCCAATGCTCACGGATGCAGACTATATCCTATTCCTGGACGAGGACAATTGGTTTGAGCCTGAGCACGTTGAGCGACTGGTGAACTTTATACAGGAGCGTGACCTGCAGTGGGCGTATAGTCTTCGCAATATCGTAAATCAGCAAGGTGAGTTTGTTATCGCCGACAACTGTGAGAGCCTGGGTAAGTGGCCATCGGTCTTCGCGCCCAACCATCATTTTGTCGACACCAATTGTTATTGCTTTAAGCGTAAGTATCTAATGCGTCACTCATATAAATTTTTTGGTGACTCATTCTTCATGGACCGATTGTTTTATGGTGACATGGAAAAATTATTACCGGAGTTTGACTGCAACGGTGAGCACACGATTAACTATCGAGTGCGTCCGCATCATGAGGCAATGCACCGCCAGGGCAACGACGCAACTTTACAACACTACAAAGGAAATTATCCATGGACCAAAAACCGAAAATCTTCATAGCGACACCAATGTACGGTGGCATGTGCACCGGCACGTACGCGATCAACCTGACATCCACACCATCGGTGCTGGGTCAAAATGGTATTGAGATGTCATTCTCCATGATGCTCAACGAGTCTCTCATCACACGTGCACGCAACAGACTGGCGCATGACTTCTTAAAATCTGACTGCACGCACCTGATGTTTATTGATGCTGACATCAGCTGGCAGCCGTACGATATCGTGCAGATGGTACGCGCCAAAGTGGACGTCATCTGTGGTATCTACCCCAAGAAAGAAATCAACTGGCATGAGGTACACGCCGCTGTGGGACGTGGTGTGCCGGCAGATAAGCTGCATGAGTACACTGGATCATTCGTGGTCAACACCATCGGTAAGAAGGACGTCACTGGACGTATTGATCAACCCATCGAGATTGAGAAGGGTGGCACAGGCTTTATGCTTATCGAGCGTAAGGTAATCCAAAAGTTAACAGAGGTGGCGCCGAAGTATTCCAATGACATGTTTACCATGGTCAATCCCCAGTACGTAGGTACACTGATCGCTAACATCTTCGACACATCTATCTCACCAGCTGATAACCGCTACCTATCTGAGGACTACCACTTCTGTGACCTGGCACGTGAGAATGGTTTTAAAATCTATGCAGCACCGTGGGCCAAACTAACCCACACCGGTACTTATATTTTTAGTGGTGGACTAACAAGGAGCGACAGACAATGATAGCAATCGGACACGAAATACTTGAGAACGGCGATCTAATCAAGATTGAATACTACGACGTACACGGCAGCCATATCGTGGACGTGGTGTGGGACGAGAATGATCCCCAGGACGCAGAGCACCGTAAATTTTTCCGCGAGTGGGCAGTCAAGATGGTAAAACAACTTGGCTACGAGGTACCGCAATGAACGCAGCACTATTCTCACTCTACTGGGACAACCTAGATCCGAGAGTGGCCTACTATCAAAAGAAGGTAATGGACCACTTTGGGATCCCGGCAGCCCAGCACAAGATCCATGGACTGGATCACGGTGAGTGGATGGACTGGGTAATTAACCGTCATGATGACCTGGACGTCCTGGTCTTCTTTGACATTGACTGCATTCCCCTGGACAAGGACAAGGTGCACCACTGCATCGAGAAGGCTGCCAGGGGTATCCTAATCGGTAACGAGCAGGCCTCCAACCACCTTGATCCCTCCAGGTTATTCGCAGCCCCGTCATTCCTATGCGTCAACCGCAGGGTGTGGCGTGGTGTGGGTAAGCCATCGTGCAAGGCGACCTATGATGGGGACGTGGCTCAGATGCTGACCGACAGCTGGAACTACCGCAAGATGCCGGTCGAGTTTTTGCCGGTCAAGGACTTTGAGGTTCCAAAATGGAACCTGCCAGGTAGGCCTATGTCATACGGTATTGGCACGAACTATGCCGACACGACCTACCACCTATTTGAGTGCAGGGATAATATCAACATCGACCGGTTTGTTAAGAAGGCAGAAGGGGTAATCAGTGGATCGTTATAGTAAATGGTTATTACTATTGTGTTCTTTATATCTTTTTGTGCATATAGGACTCTACCTACTACATGTAGTAGAGAAATGCGGCTGACCTACTAGGCCGGGACACAGAAGACACAGAAGACACCCTTGTTTTGAGTTTATCCAGGATATTTATTTTATTTTTTTAAAAGTTAGAGAAAAATAGAGATATACCCTGTCTTCTATGTCTTCTGTGTCCCGAAGAGGCTTAAGTTATTGATTTTATTGGCAACACCCGGGACAGGATGCAGTGCAGCAATTTGAAACGTACCCTGTCTTCTGTGTCCCGATTTCACAATGTGAAATATGACAAACCAACTTTTTGCATTAATATACATATGAAACCAGACTGCTTACCAGTACAATTTGACGCAATACCCATGGAGCTAAAGAAAACCCCCCGTTGGGTTCTATGGCGCCTTGTTGAGGTGGGCGACGAGGGTAACAAGAGATGGTCCAAGATGCCGCTCCAGGGGACTGGACAACCTGCCTCCTCAACTAATCCGAAGACCTGGACAGACTTCCTGACCGTCCAGGATGCGTATCAGAATAACCCAGGCCGATTTGACGGCGTAGGGTTCGTATTTAGTGACGAGGATAATCTGATCGGTGTCGACCTGGACGACTGCTACGATGCCACATCAGGCGCGTTCAATAATGCTGCACTGCAGCATATTGCGACTCAGATTGATGGCTATATGGAGATTAGCCCCAGTGGCACCGGCGTGAAGATATTCACCCGCTCCAACATAGCGGCCTCACACGTCGATCATTCCATCGGGCTGGAGGTCTACCCTAGCTCGAGGTTTTTTACGGTCACTGGGCACCACCTGAGCGGTCTGATCCCTACTGATGAGCAGGACCTGACCAGCATCGTCCCACCCCGGACAATCAACCGGACGGGTGACGCGTTTGCGGACTACACGCCGCCGGTAGAAGACTACGACTTGCACAGAGTCGAGACAGAGATCCTGGCCGAGCTGACAGACTACGGTTACGATGACTGGCTGCGCGTCGGCATGGTATTGCACCACCAGTTTGGTGGGGACGTCGAGGCCTGCGAGGCATGGGACAGATGGTCACAGAATGGCCAGGGCTACCACGCCAACGCCTGCGAGAACAAGTGGAAGACATTCAGGGGATCGGGCGCGACACTGCGCACGCTGATCTTCAAGGTGAACCAAAAAAAGCGGGAAGAGGCCTTGGCGCGCGGCGAGATTATTCTCGACCAAGGACCAATGAACCACGCCCGTACTTTTCTTGACACGCACTACACCAGCGAGGAAGGGCATCGTCTTGTGCACTACGCCGAGGATTTTTATCTGCACGCCGGGACGCACTACGAGGTGACTGAGGAGCTGACCATCCGCTCCAAGGTCTATGCCTTCCTGGACAAGTGTAAGAAGACCGGCAAGCAGGGCGCGCTGTTACCATTTAATCCGACACCGGCCGCGGTGACTGCCGCGATTGATGCGATTAAGTCGATTGTGCACCTGCCCAATCACCCCAACACAAAGCCGCCGATTTGGTTAGAGAGTTACCGTGCCAATAAGCCGGAGGCATCTAAGTTAATCAGCGTGCAGAACGGGATATTCCATTTGGAGGACTCCATACTGCTGCCGCACTCACTGGGTTTCTTTACACAGAACAGCCTGCCATTCGCGTATAATCCGCAGGCCACGTGCCCGCGTTGGGAGATCTTCTTAGACTCGGTGTGGGGTGAGGACCGTGAGTCAATCGATACACTGCAGGAGATGTTTGGTTATATCCTGTCCGGTGACACCAAGCAGCAGAAGTTTTTTAACATCATTGGTCCGCGTCGTAGCGGTAAGGGCACCATCAACAAGGTCCTGGTGGACTTACTTGGCCAGCACAATACCGTAGCGCCGCAACTGGAGGAGCTCTGTGATACCTTTGGACTTCAACCTTGGCTGGGAAAACTTTTGGCTTCCTTTACTGATGCGAGGGCTCCTGAGCGTAATCGTAGTGCTGTGGTTTCTCAACTTCTCCGAATTGTTGGTGGTGACACTATTACAGTCAACCGAAAGAACAAAGAGGCTTGGAATGGTTACCTGCCTACTCGTCTTGTTATTTATTCTAACGAGGCGCTCCAGCTGACCGAGAACAGTAACGCGCTCACCGGACGTATGTTGGTATTGAAGATGACTAAGTCATTCTATAACAAGGAAGACACTGACCTGGCAAACAAGCTGAGCAAAGAATTGTCAGGGATCTTTAACTGGGCGATGGTAGGACTCAAGCGCAGGCTAGAGCGTGGTGGATACTTTATACAACCCGAGAGCGGCAAGGACTATCTGCAGCTGATGAGCGAGCTGGGTAACCCAGTCGGATCATTCATGGAGGATGCTTTGGAGTTTGATCTGAAGGCCAGCGTAAACAAGGACGACGTCTTCGCATGCTACAAACACTGGGCGCTCAAGAAGAGTATCCCACCGGGCACAGAGCTGGCGTTCAAGCGCCGGTTCCTGGCAGCGGCCCAGGAGCACTGCGTGACATCGGACAGTTTTAAACAGAACGGCAGCCGCAGCCACGTCTACCTTGGTGTTCGTTTAAATGACAAGGCACAGAAGTACGTGGACGGTATTGAACGATTTGATGAGGAAGTATTTTGAGACTGTTTAACTTTCGCAAAACAGCGCCGCGAACCCACTTCACTACCATCTTTGGTAGAGTGGGTAAGCGTCGGGTGTTGCGTAATAGGCAACTAACGTTGCTACAAAAGCAACGCACCAAGATGCAGATGATCCGCCGTGCTCACCAGGGTTGGCGCAACAAACAAATTGGTAGTATACAATCACTTAAAATTCGTTTACAATACGGTAGACGCAAATCCATACCACAGTTTAGGAGATGACATGATATATTTTATAATTTATCTTATCGCTGTTGTGCTCATATTAATGTTTGTACACGGCGCAAATTCATGAAGACCAAAATATATGTATGGTGGATCCGGCTACAATCACACCACATGCCCTGGACTAAATTATATAAGTACAGGATAAGTGAATGGCAAAGTATGCGAGACACCAATAGGATTCTTACTGGATTTTGGTGTGGGGATCATAAAGGAAATCTTGAACAAAAAACAGACTGGGATACAGTTAAAAAGATGGTAGGAGAATTAGATGAGTAGAGACGGCGGCAAGGGCGACAAGCGACGCCCACTATCAATACCTAAAGAACAGTTTGAGTCAAACTGGGATACAATATTTGGCAACAAGAAAGAAGAGTGGGACCCATACGAGTACTTGTGCCCAAACTGTGTATCACCATGGAAGTGCAATGGCCCACATTTGACACAGGAAGACTGACATGAAACTATACGACTTAAAACGCGGTGACAACTTTAAAATCATCGACGAAGAGACCAAGGTGCCACCAGCTGCGCCACAACCAGCCGACAACATAACATACCATTACACCCATGTCGATGGTATGTACGCCCCCTGCGAGGGCACAGATGGCGAGCGCTACTATTTTGCAGCATGGACCGAGGTGAAAAAAGTATGAACGCAAATGAACTAGCTGAAATATTGGAAGATGTTGGGATGGAACAAAAGCATTACGACACAATCCAAAAAGTAGCCACCATGCTACGCCAGCAACAAGCTGAAATACAGGCGTTGAAAGGCGACGGAAAAGTATGTGCAAGATGCGGTGCCATTGCTTATGACCCTGTTATTACACAGACAGCAAAAACACTAACAGATGAGGAAATAATTGAAATTTGGAGTGGCATGGAAACTGACACAGGCGAACAAAACATTGCGTTTGCTAGAGCAATACTAAGAAAGGCACAAGAGAAATGAACTATCAATCACCATTCACTATTTGGTTCGATGCAAACATTACACAAATGGCAGTCAGCCCTGAAATTTTAAAGTTGCTTGCTAGAGCGTTTGAGGGCGGTCAAATATCGGCTAGAGAAGAAACATTTGAAAAATGTTCAAAGATAGTAAAAGGTTACATAGGCACAGAACCAATCCTTGAAGATTTAAGAAAGGCACAAGAGAAATGATTAGTAAGGCAAGTGTAGTGCTAGGGGATGGGACTTCTCATCCGATTGCTAACGGTATTGGTTGGCTACCGTCTACACAGTCAACCCCTAATTTAAGAAAGGCACAAGAGAAATGATTAAGCTCAAAGGTTTTATAACTTATAATATTGGTGGTGGATATTGTTGGGTTCGTATCGGTAATTTAAAAATTGAATGGATGGTACAAAAATGACCACCTTCACCACACAAGACCGGCAAGATGCTCAACGTACCCCGTTGACCGATGAAGAGATTATGAAAATCTACAAAGAGGTTAGTGAGCCATTTGGAGAAAAACGCCTGTATGAAATACACGACTTTGCTAGGGCAATTGAAAAAGCCCATGGAATAGGAGAATAAAATGGATGCTTATGTTACACATTGGGAATTATTTTGGGTAGCAATTATTTATCCGCCATGCTTCTGGCTCGGATGTAAAGTGTATAATTGGTTCGCCCGCGCCATCGAACGCGCCCACGGAATAGGAGAATAAAATGATGAGTAATGCAAAACTTTCGCCTGAATATGTTTTTCATCCCGATCCATTCAAAGCAGGTGCATGGATTATTGGCGGGTCATTTTATGTTTATGTTAAAAATAAACCATGCTGGTTACATAAGAAAATGGCCAAGCTATTATTGGGCTGGGATTGGCAATGAGTTTCACCATCTACCAAGCAGACGGTCTCAAAGTCATCCAGTGGTTCCCAACCATTGAGCAGTTAATTGCCAGCATGCTGGCCAACCCCAACGACGCATACCATAGGAACGCATAATGGAAATTATCGGATATGTAGCAATCTTCGGTCTTATATTAATACTTTTTTGGAATAAATAAAATGGTAACGAAAAAACTCAAGGTAGTAGAACCAGCGGTAAAAGAAAAATCCGGCAAAGTCATTGCAGACTCCTCGGCATATTCACACACCGAGATTGAAAAGAAAGCCGGTCGACCAAAAAATGCAGACAAGCGTGGCTTTTTGTTATCAAACAAAGAGTTTGTTGGTAGAGAAAAAGCAGCTAAAGTGGCCAAAGCTGCAGGTGAAGTAAAGAAACCCGGCAAGAAGTTACATAGCCATGAATTAAGAGAAGGACTTAAAATCAAAAAGGCAAAGGAGCCCAAGTGACCAAAAAGAAACCAAAAGAAGTAATATTTGAAGAGGGCTGGGCTGATGAACTTGACCTTAGCCAGGAAGATTATGACGCCCTCGTACGGGGCATTCAAGAGTTAGTAGCCACAGGGGAGATATTTGAAGATGCCACACCAATTGAAGATTTGCCGGAAGAAGAGCAGCAAGCGATTATCGAGCAAATCAACCGCAAAAACACGCGGCACTAAGGCCCTATATTACACCGCAGACACCGGCCACTTTGGTGTGCCTATCGTAGTCTGCTTTAATGATACTGTCTTTCAGCAGGCATTGAAGAATTTTGGCATCACGACCCGCCATAATGCCCTGGACTTTGGCCTGGCAGAATCGCATTACATCCAGCAAGAGGGCACACATAGTGCCATGTTGGCGATCGTGTTTAACTTTGAAGAGATGGCAAAATGCGACGCGTTAGAGCGGATGGGGGTCATCTACCATGAGGTAAGTCACACCGTCACGCACGTCTTCGAATACATTGGTGAGGATGACTCTAAGATCGGTGATGAATCACGTTCCTACCTGGGCGAACATATTTTTAAGCAGGTGTTTTCAATCTACGCTACGGAGGAAGAAAAGCGTGAAGGTACTAGAAAAAGAGATCGAGCTGCATTTGTCGAAATTGGTGAAAAAATACGGGGGGCTAAGTTACAAGTGGCTGAGCACGATAACCGGGGTACCGGACCGGATAGTATTCATAAATCAGAGAACGTACTTGATCGAGTTAAAGACGCAAACCGGACAATTAAGCCCGAGACAAAACCTGGTATTTAACGAGCTAAGCAAGGCAGGTTTTCCTGTATACGTATTACATTCTAAAGAAGAAGTCGAGGATTTTATAAACCATGTTGCGCAGAGATCAACTCCACCCGTATCAGATCGAGATGATTGGGAAAGCGAAATGCACCCCCAACATCGGACTATTCCTGCCACCGGGCTTGGGGAAGACGACGACATCTATGACGATACTGGCGGAGCAGTTTGATGGCCCGACACTTATCGTTGCGCCTAAGCGTGTCGCAGAATCAGTATGGATGGAAGAGGCAAGTAAATGGGAACACCTAAAACATTTAAAGATAGCCAAGGTAATGGGATCTCCAGCGAATCGTTTGACAGCGTTGAAGAGTTCTTCGAATATGTACGTAGTCAATCTAGAAAATTTGACATGGCTATGCGAGCAGCCCGAGATGAAAAAATTCAAGAATCTAATCATCGACGAAAGCAGCCGGTTCAAGGATCCGTCGACGAAGCGATTCAAAGCGCTGAAGAAACACTTAAAGAGCTTCGAGAGACGTATTATCCTTACTGGTACACCTACCCCTCAGGGGATCGCTGATCTCTGGTCCCAGGTGGGTATATTGGACTTAGGAGAGCGTTTAGAGACATCACTCACCCGCTTCAGGGACAAGTATCTGCAACCGGACCAGGTCAACCGTCATACCCACGTGGTATACAACTGGAAATTAAAACCAGGCGCCGAGCAGCAGATCCAGGAAAAAATATCGGACATCTGCGTGTCACTAAAAGCCCAAGATTATTTACAACTACCGACACTAAGTAACATCTACCACAAGATTGAGTTAGAAAAGAGCATAAAGGACAAGTATGATCAATTTAGAAAAGACATGGTCACTGACCTCGGTAAAGGGCAAATCACAGCTCCGACAGCGGCGACACTGGCGGGCAAGTTACTCCAATTCACCAGCGGCGCAATTTATGGCGAAGACGGAGAGACGCAGGAAGTACACCGCGCTAAACTGGAACGCCTTGAGTCGATCATGGAAGAGTCTTCCTCGCCAACGTTGGTGTTCTACCACTTCAAGCACAGCCTCCAGCGGTTACGTCTTCAATTCCCACAAGCTGTGGTGCTGGACGATGACAACATTGCGGCGTGGCGTCGCGGCGAGATTCGTATGCTCCTTGCCCATCCCCAGTCTGGGGGAATCGGCCTCAATCTACAATGCAACGTTGGTGACACTGCACAAACGGTGTGGTTCGACCTCCCATGGTCTTCGGAAAACTACATCCAGGCCAACGCACGTATTTACCGCCAAGGGCAAGAAAAACCGGTTATTATACACCATCTAATGTTGTCTAATAGTATTGATGAGCATGTTATCAAGGTCCTGGAAGGTAAAATAAATTTACAAGAAGCAATTTTAGACTCTTTAAATTTTGCATTAATATAGACATGACCGAAAAAGAACTACTAGAACTCCTCAAGGGTGTTGTCGCATTAGCGACACCGCTCAACTCCAATGGCGTGAACATCACGTCACTGGATACACCAATCGCAGAGACTGGGCTTGACAGCCTGGACCTGCTGATGGTGTCTATTTATTTGAGCGACGTCTATGGTGTCTCAGAAGAAATTGCTAAAACCATGCAGCCAGTAACGGTCCGCGATATGTTTGAATTTATGTGCCAGCACAAGACTAAAGAACCTATTAGCGTGGAGGCGGCCCTCAGTGATATATCTAACTGATTATAAAACCGTCTGCACACAAGACACGCACCTATTGGATGACTTAGAGTATCCACAGCGCGTGCATTGGTTTCCTGAAAGCTATGCTAAGGCATCATCGGGTTTTGCCTACGCTCCCCACGTGGTGGCCAGTAAACTATTGGTGCCAGAATTAGTAGAAGATATCCGCAGCAGAGAGGGGCGCACTGCCCTGATCTTGGCCGCAGGCAATACACAGTTTGCTGGGTTAAATAAAGACATCAAACCAACGCAGCTTAGCTACAATTACAAGTTTGCACACTTGACCTTGACGCAAGTCTATGCCGGCACATTGGCAAGAATGTTCGGCGCGGAAGATATGATATTGACTGACGCAAGCGCATGCGCATCAAGTCTCAAAGTCATGATGGATGTGCAGATGTTATTTAACATGTATCGCTTTGATCGCGTTGTGGTGGTATCAGTAGAAGACCAGGTCAGCAATACCGTATTAAAATTCTTTGGTGAATCTAAAGCAGTATTGACTAAAGAACAGGATGACGCCGGTGTGCTACCGTCTGCTTTTGATGGCGTAAACCATGGCTTTCATATTGGCCAGGGCGCTGTGATGGCAGTCTTTGAGAATGCACGTTATGCCAAGAATCCAGCAGCCCGTTTAGTTAGCTCATACAACGCCTCAGAAAAAAGCACCAACGCAATTGGTCAACGTGAAGATGGTGAGGGTTTTATAAAAGCGGCATACGGCGCGCTAAAACATGCCAACATGAGTCCGCGACATATTGATATAGTAAAGACACATGGCACCGGCACACATTCAAACAATGTATCAGAGCGTAACGCATTAAAGACAGTCTTTGATCACAACTTTGTAGCAACATCGTTCAAACCAAGTATTGGTCACACGATGGGCGCATCCGGTTTGCTAGAGACTTGTTTGTTACTAGACAGTATGAAGAAGGGTCTAGTACCAGCAATTGCCAATCGTACAAGGCGGGATCATCAGTATCTGTCCTATCCATTAGAGATGACGGGGCAGCATAGAATTTTAAGTTTAGCAGCAGGTATGGGAAATATTTATTCAGCAGCAATTTTTGACACACAGGTATGATAAAAAAAATAAAAGCCGTAGCGCCAAGACTATCTGACGAAGATCTCGATCCAATTGAAAAGGATGACAGTAACGATCTAAATTTTCCAACCCTGATAGAGGGATGGCTGCCTTGGGACGCCGAAGATATTGCAGATATCCGTAGATTAATTTCTGAACGTCTGCCACCCAAACAGCAGTTTATCTTGGAGGCATTCTTAGACGGATTAAACTATACAGATATCTGTGTTACCGAAAAGTATTGGCGTTATCATTTTTCACGCGGCGTCGAGTTTATCAAGAAAGAATTAAAGCTATGAGTCATTTTATTGTCGAGCACAAAATTAAAGGCTACTATGTTATGGAGACGCTTACTGGTGTGGAGGATATCGACACTAGCCGCTTTAAAGATTTACTGGGAATCTGGGTGTGTGACAGCATGGAAGAGTTACAGATTATGGAAAAACACCTTAAGGAGATGAGAGATGCACGATCCAGTAAACCGACCTAAACACTACACTAGTCATCCGTCAGGAATTGATTGTATTCAGATTACAGAGCATATGGGTTTTAATCTTGGTAACGCCATTAAATATATTTGGCGAGCTGATTTAAAGAATGACGCAGTAGAAGATTTAAAGAAAGCAGCATGGTACATTGACCGAGAATTAAAAAAGCGAACAAATCATGAAGAGGAGTGTGGGAAATGATTGTAGAAATTGATGACGAATTTGCAGATCAAATAGTAAGCAAGGCAATTATTCAAAGTTATATTTGGTGCACAGAAGATGTAAAACGTGCCAAGAAAACACCAGGCTCTTATCATGAAGACGATATTGCTATGTGGGAAAAATTGATCCCGGCCCTGGAAGAAGTCGGACGTTACTTTACTTATGACTTTGACAATGCAGTAAAGAAAGCAAAGAAAGAGATGAAGAAATGAAATTTTTCAGCGAATACGATCGTTTTGATTTAGAGCAAGACATCATTAAATTGTGGGAGACCAATGAGGCTATCGCTGAATTGATTCGACAACACTTAGATCGCCCAATTAAAGGCTTTGATGAGGATGAACTGGCAAACCGCCTGCAAGGCATTGAGTATGTCAATGATTTAAAAATTCAAAGACTGTGGGATGGATTTGAGATGATGATCAAGAATGGTGGATTCACAAGTAAGTACGCAGTACCTGATTCAGATGTAACAATTAAACCAAAGAAGAAAGGAAGTAAAAATGACTGACACAGTAGATGTACCAGCAAAAGAAGTAGATCCATTAGCAGACAAAATTATGACATTGAAGTTTTCAGTAGGTGATATCAATGGCATTTTGAATGCACTAAACCAACCATTCCAAACCCCCACTGTTTTGTTGGCAAACATTATTGCCGCAATTCAATCACAATGCGGGCCACAGATTGATGCGTTAAACGCTAATGCTGCAACGGAGACTCCAGCTAATGAACCTCAAGCAACTGCTTAAACGCGCCGGTGTCAGCAATGACATCATTGCGGAGGTAGAGCGTAAAGCTAAACGCACAACGGCAGAGCAGGAAATTGAGCATCAAGAAAAGGCCGCAGCAATGGCCAAGATGATGCTCAATGACGTTTTGCCTCATCTGCGCAAGGCTATGGATACCCCGGTGCCATCAAAGCCCAAAAGAACAATCATTATTCCGGATTAGGGCGCTTTCGGTAGGCATTTTGCATTAATATAGATAGGACTCGCTGTGAAGCGCTCCTCGCGGGTGACTTAAAACGCCACCCCGCATTTGTCCGGGGACGCTCGGACGCCACAAGTACGGGGAGGTGACTTGACCCCTGGCAGATCGGAAAGACGATCACTTACACATCATACACACAGGAGAATTATATGAATCCATTTGAATTACGTTTTTCCATTTTCAACACCGCTAAGGATCTTTTAGTTAAACAGCATGAGGCCAACCTGGCTGCATGGGACTTGCTTAACAAGACATCAAAAGAAGTATCCGAATTAGCGCCTAAGTTTCCTACCATGGAAGAAATCATTGACAAGGCCGTTGAAATTAACAAGTTTGTCAGCGATACCAGCCATAATGAAGTCGTTAAAGTAGCAAAACGATTGACTGGCACCACGGTAATATTCTAAGCGTTACCAGCCCCTTTAGTTAAATGGTATAACGCTAGATTTGTAATCTTGAATTGTTAGTTCGATTCTATCAAGGGGCACCAACTCAATAAGGAATATTATGGCAACCAAACCCGGCCTATATGCAAACATCCACGCTAAACAAGAGCGCATCAAAAATGGCTCAGGCGAACGCATGCGTAAACCTGGCACAGCCGGTGCCCCAACCAAACAAGCATTTGTTGAGTCTGCTAAAACTGCCAAGAAGGCAACCGGCGGCTCAGTAAAACACGACAAGCCAATCGCCCACAAAACCACTGGCTCAGGAAAGACATACAACCCTACCGAAAAGGGTGCAGGTATGACAGCCAAGGGTCGTGCAGAATACAACCGCAAGAATAATAGCAACCTAAAAGCACCAGCACCCCACCCAAAGACAGAATCAGACAAGGGCCGTAAGGCATCGTTCTGCGCTCGCATGGAAGGTGTTGTAAAGAAAGCAAAAGGGCCAGCCACAAGAGCTAAGGCATCATTAAAAAACTGGAACTGCTAATGGCAACCAAAAAATCACCAGCAAATAAAAAGACATTTACCAAAGAGATGGCCGAGATTATTTTAGATCTTGGTAAGCAAGGTGCGTCTCAAAAAGCTATGTATGCCGCTGTTGGTATCAGTAAAGCTACGGCCGCTAAATGGAAACAAGATGATCCAGTTTTTGCGGAAACCATGGACCTTGCCACAACATATGGCCAGGCTTACTGGGAAAATATGATGCTGGCAAATATTGATAACCGCGGATTTAATTCACGTGTCGCTGAGATCGCATTACGGGGCCAGTACCCCGAGGATTACAAAGACAATCGTGAAGTCAAAGCAACAGTAAAACAAGAAGTCACTATCGATTTCAACAAAGAAATTCAAGAGTTAATCAACTCACTAAAAGAGTAGTACCATCAACGGACGAATCGGGTAGCTCCCCTGCCAGTTCCCTAACTGGCTAGTCCACCAATTTACTTGAGGGAAGTATCAATGAAGACGTGCTTTAGGTGCAAGACACAAAAATCATTCTTAGAGTTTTATCCCGATAAAACACGCAAAGGTGGATTTTCAACATATTGCAAAGCCTGTCAGGCAAAGTATTACAAAGAAAATCGGATTGAAAAATTAAATAAGGCACGTACTAGAAATTATGGTATAACCTTAGAAGAATTTAATAAAAAGATAATTCAACAAAATAATGCCTGCGATATCTGCAAGCTGCCTTTTGTACCCCATAAAAATCCTTGTGTGGACCATAACCACACCACTGGCAAGGTGCGTTCCTTGTTATGCACACACTGTAACGCGGGAATAGGGCACTTTAAAGAATCCATACAAATTATGCAATCCGCCCAAGAATATTTAAAAAAATATTCGCAGTAAATTCTTCGGATTTTGCATTAATATAAATATGACAATTGAATAAGAGAATAAGATGACTGCACATGCACTCCTAAGCGCATCAGGATCCAAACGATGGCTATCCTGCACCCCCAGCGCTAGATTAGAGGCAACTCTCCCAGACCAAAAACGCCCCCCTGGTTCTTTCGATTTTAGTCAAGAAGGAACAATGGCCCACTCATTAGCAGAAGCTAAATTACGTCATTACTACGGACAAATAGGAATTGAAGAATATGAAAAAGAATACGAGATCATTAAAGCAACCCCCTACTACAATGACGATTTTGAAGCTAACGTGGACAATTATGTATTGTACGTTCGTTCTCAAATTGGTGAGGGGGACACGCCTCTTTTTGAACAGCGTGTCGACTTTAGTGACTGGGTTCCTGACGGCTTTGGTACGGCCGATGTGGTTATTCTTTCTAAACACACCATTCGAGTCATCGACCTTAAATTCGGCAAGGGCGTGGCCGTTTCCGCAATCGACAACACCCAGCTCAGACTCTACGCGCTCGGTGCATGGAGTAAATTCAAAGAAGAGTGGCCTGACATCAAAGAAGTCAGTTACACCATCCACCAGCCAAGACTCGACTCTATTAGCAGCGATGGGACGTCCATCACCAAGCTCGTCGACTGGGCAAACTATTTCGTCAAACCAAAAGCCAAGAAAGCGTGGAGCGGCGCAGGTGAGTTCCTCCCGGGATCCTGGTGCCAGTTCTGCAAAGCCAAAGCGCAATGCCGCGCCCGCAGCGACTACAACACAGAGCTCGCCCGTCAAGAGTTCAAAGACCCCCCGCTCCTCAGCGAAGACGAAATCAGCGAAGTCCTCCACAAAGCCCAAACCCTAAGGACCTGGGTCAATGATGTAGAAGAGTTTGCACTCAACCGAGCAGTAGAAGAAAATGTGGTGCCACCCGGATACAAACTCTCTACCTCAGTAACCCACCGTAAGATCGCAGATCAGGCCCTGGCGGCCACCGTTTTGGTAGAGAAGGGTATGGCCCCAGAAATTATTTGGGAGCCTCCAAAGCTCAAATCACTAGCCCAATTAGAAAAGCTAGGACCTAAAGGGCAAATTACAGCATGGCTGGGAGAATTAGTACAGCGCCCTGAAGGACAACCCAAATTGGTCCGCGATAAAGAGAGTGCTAAGGAGGATTTTTCATGAGCACCTGGTTAATTGCAGGAATGGGTATAGTTTATTTTATTGTGGCATTAGATCAATTTAGAAAGGGCGGTATTGGTACTGGTATCATGTTCCTAGGATACGCCATGGGTAACGTGGGCCTTGTAATGGTGGCAAAATAACAATAAGAAAGGCACCTATGCAGGTAGATTGTTTTGGTTCAAATTTTGAAGTGCCTGATTTACTGATTGATATGTTTACAAAAGACTTTGATGGGATAGCAGGCAAATGCTTGTTTGAACAAAAAGGTCAACTTCGTGACTCAATCAACGAGATTGTTGAATTGGTAGCAATAGAGCCAGAGATCCTGGAAGAACCTGAGTACATGACAGACTTTATCCGGGCCCTGGCAATGAAAAAAGCATTGGAGAAACATGGAATCCTTTACGACGCTTAGCAATACCAAGGAAAAAGAACAGAAAGAGCTACAAAAGCAATTAGCCGAGATGCGAGATAAAGTGGAGCAGACGCTTTCAGACTATTACCGCAAGAAATTATTTCACATGGTGAAAAATATATCTGAGTAATTTTGCATTAATATAGATAGTAAAGGGTAGACGAGCTGGCCCCTATTGAAGTCCAGTTCTAACGTTTAATAAGGTATATCATGACTCAAACCACTAAAGTAAAAATCGTTACCGGTAAGGTTCGCTTTTCTTACGCCAACGTGTTTCAACCCAAGGCATCCGTCGAGGGTGGTACACCTAAGTATTCCGTATCCCTAATTATCCCCAAGTCAGACAAAGAAACAATTGCTAAGATCAACAAGGCATTTGAAGAGACCAAGCAGGCCGCTGCGGCTTACTTTGGCGGTTCTGTCCCTAAGGGTTTAAAAGGTGGCTTACGCGACGGTGACGAAGAGAAAGATGATCCAGCATACGCTGGCTGCTATTTCATCAATGCCAACTCAGCACAAAAGCCAGGCGTTGTTGATATGGATTTGAACCCAATCATCGATCCTAGTGAGTTTTACAGTGGTTGCTATGGCCGTGCATCAATCACATTTTATCCATATAACGCGCAAGGCTCAAAAGGCATTGCATGCGGTTTGAACAACGTTCAAAAATTGGAAGATGGTGAGCCACTCGGTGGCGCGACATCAGCAGCAGCAGACTTTGCAATTTAAGTAGTACCCACGTAGTGGGCGAGGGCGGCTAGAAACTGGCCGCCCTTTTTGCCCTTTAATTAACCACAACCTTAGAGAAAAATTATAAATGGATCAGTATCAAGAATATATCGCCGCCAGCCGCTATGCCCGATTTGTAGATGATAAACAACGAAGAGAAACTTGGGCAGAGACAGTTAATCGATACGTAGAATATATTTTTAGTCGTACCCCAGCAATACAAAATAAGACAGAATTAAAGACTGAAATTTTTGATGCAATCCATAACCTAGAACTAATGCCGTCCATGCGCGCCATGATGACGGCTGGAAAGAGTGCAGACCGTGACAATACTTGCGTTTATAATTGTAGCTATCTTCCTGTGGACGATGTTAAATCGTTCGACGAGGCAATGTTTATCCTGTTATGTGGAACTGGTGTCGGTTTTTCGGTGGAGTCCAAACATATATCCCATCTGCCGGAAGTGCCGGAGAAACTTTACGAATCAGAACACGTTATCACAGTACACGACTCAAAAGAAGGGTGGGCAAAAGCATTACGTCTACTCATCGCTCACCTCTACTCCGGAGAAATCCCTAAGTGGAATGTTGAGTCCGTCCGCCCAGCCGGAGCACGACTCAAAACATTTGGAGGAAGAGCTTCCGGGCCGCAACCACTAGTAGACTTATTTCAGTTTACAGTTAATTTGTTTAAAGGCGCACAAGGTCGCAAGCTGCATAGTTTAGAGTGCCACGACTTGATGTGCAAAATTGGTGAGGTGGTTGTAGTCGGCGGCGTTCGTCGCTCAGCTATGATATCATTATCAGACTTAGATGATGAAAGGATCAGACATGCTAAAGCCGGACAGTGGTGGCAAACCGCTCCCCACCGCGCTCTTGCGAACAACAGTGCGGTGTATAATGAAACACCTACTGTCGGAAAGTTCATGG